ACAATTAGTTGGTTCAGAGGGTTTTGATCCAACATCTGATGAATATTACGCAGAAATAGATAAGCGTATGAGAGATAGTTTTCCAAACAAATTTCAGGATAAACGGCAAAACGTCCAAGCCGTTGCTCCTGCAACGTCCAATGGACGGGCTGTAAAATCAGGACGGAAAAAAACTGTTGAATTATCACCAGGTCAGGTAGCCTTTGCAAAAAAGATGAATATTCCTCTTGAAAGATATGCAAAAGAAGTTGCCAAAATAGAGTCAAGGAGAACATGATGGCTGAAATTGATAGAAAAAGTCGAGAGTCGCAATCTCGTGAAAAAACAGAGCGGTTACAAGATTGGAAGCCACCATCTGCACTTGATGCTCCTGAAGCACCTGTAGGATATAAACATAGGTGGATAAGAGAATCCGTCATGGAATATGACGATAAAAACAATATTCACAAAAGAAGACGTGAAGGTTATGAGCTTGTTAAAGCAGAAGAGTATCCTGATTTTGATGCTCCTGTTATTGATGAAGGTAAAAACGCTGGTGTTATAGGCACAGGTGGGTTGTTACTTGCGAGAGTTCCAAATGAAATTGTAGAACAACGTAAGCAATATTTTGAAAATAAGACGCAAACTCAAATGGATGCGGTAGATCGTGATTGGATGAGAGAAAATAATCCTGTCATGCCGAAATTAAAGCCTCAAAGAAATAGTAATGTTTCTTTTGGGATAAACCGAAATTTAAATGATGATTAATAAGGAGATCAATTATGGCAAATCAAGATGCCGCTTTTGGTATGCGTCCTGTAGGTAGAATAGGTGGTATGCCTTTCACTGGTGGACAAAGCCGATATAGGATCGCTGCAAATTATGGAACATCAATCTTTCAGGGTGACATGGTAGCTCAAGTCACTGGTGGTACTGTTGAAGTACACGCTGATGGTGGTACAGTTCCTATTGTAGGCGTATTCAATGGTGTTCAGTATACTGACCCAACAACTAAGGAGCAGAAATTTAGTAATTTCTATCCTGCAAGCACTAATGCTTCTGACATTATTGCTTTCATCATAGATGACCCAAATGTTATCTATGAAATTCAATGCAATGCAGCTTTTCCAGTTGCAGATTTATTTGGTAACTTTGATATTGTTTACACAAGCTCTGGTAGTACCACTACTGGTATTTCTGGTGCTGAGCTAGACGTAGCAACTGGTGCTACAACTGCTGGTTTACCTTTAAAATGTATTGACATTTCGCAAGACCCTGAAAATTCTGATGTTTCGTCAGATGCAACCAATGTGCACGTTGTGATCCAAAATTCTATTTTTGGTCAAAAAGGTGCAGGCTTAGCGTAGGAGGTAGATAATGGCGATAAGTAGAGCACAACTAGCGAAAGAGCTAGAACCAGGTCTAAACGCATTGTTTGGCATGGAGTATGATAGATATGATGCAGAACACGCAGAAATCTACGACACAGAATCTTCTGACAGAGCATTTGAAGAAGAAGTGATGTTATCAGGTTTTGGTAACGCACCAACTAAAGCTGAAGGTGCTGGGGTTAATTTTGACACAGCAAATGAAGTTTACACTGCACGTTATACGCATGAAACAATTGCATTAGCGTTTGCTTTAACGCAAGAAGCTATGGAAGATAACTTGTACGACAGATTAGGTGCAAGATATACAAGAGCATTAGCTCGTTCTATGGCACACAGCAAACAAGTAAAAGCTGCGGCAACCTTGAACAATGCGTTTGACAGTTCATTCACAGGTGGTGATGGTAAGGAGCTTTGTGCAACTGATCACCCACTAGGTGGAGGTGGTACATTTAGAAATGAGCCAAGCACGGCTGCTGATCTAAATGAAACTTCATTAGAGAACGCTTTAATTGACATTTCAACATTTGTTGATGAGAGAAATATGATCATTGCACTACGTGGAATGAAACTTATTATTCCACCTCAACTACAATTTGTTGCTGATCGTCTATTAGAGTCAACTCTAAGACCAAGCACTTCCGATAATGATGTTAACGCTATTAAGAACATGGGTATGCTACCAGAAGGTTATGTAGTGAACCATTTCTTAACAGATACTGATGCGTTCTTCATTAAAACTGATGCACCAAGAGGTTTCATACATTTTGAAAGAGCACCTCTTGCTACTTCAATGGAAGATGACTTCACAACTGGCAATATGAGGTTTAAAGCTCGTGAAAGATATTCTTTTGGATTTTCTGATCCAAGATGTGTATTTGGTTCACCAGGTGCTTAAATAAACCGAACAATTGTTAAAGGCGACTTTACAAGTCGCCTTTTTTTTTATATCTTTAAAAAAAACCTTAACTGCGTAAGCAGACAAGCCAAGATAAGGAGTTATATATGGCAAACACAACTTTTTCGAGTACCATTCGATCAAAGAGTGGTTTCAAAGTAATAAATGAAAGCTCGACTACTGGTGCTATTACAGAAACTGGTTTTTCTGTTAATTCAACAGGACAGTTGATTTCATTAGGAACAAGAAAAATTCAAACATTTGCTGTTAGTTTAGCAGATACTAATGCTGCTGACACAACTTATGCAGATAATGATGTTCTTGTTGAAATAGGTGAACTTAACACAGATCATCCAGATGCACTTGTAACAGCAAGTAAATTTTTTATTCACAAAGTAGTTCTTGGAATTACAACTGCTGCAGCAAGTGATGCTAATTCATTAGCTAACTTACAGTTAAGTGCCACATCTGGTACAGCAACTAATACTGCTATATCTTCTGGCACAGAAATTGTGGGTGCTGGTGTTGCATCATTTAACCCAAGAATTTCAGCAACTGACTCAGTAACAGAGATTGATATTGATTTAGATGCAACTGCTGGTACATATCATGTATTTGAACCAAATATCAGTGCAGCTATTGCTAGTAAGCATTTATACATGGGTGCAGGTTCAACTTGTGACACAGCCTTAACAGCTTTTCGTGGTACTCTCGAAATAGAATACTCTGTATTTTAGGAGGGTAACATGGCTGACACAGTTGCAAGTCAAACCATACAAGATGGCTTAAAGACGGCTGTTTTAAAATTTACTAACATAAGTGACGGCACAGGTGAAAGTGCCGTTACAAAAGTTGATGTAAGTGCTTTAGAAGGTGATGCAAGTGGACGTGCTTGTACAGATGCAACTATAGAAAAAATATGGTGGCAGTGTACAGGTATGAAAGTTAGTATTCTTTTTGATGCTTCATCTGATGTATTGGCAATACAACTAGGAGAAAACCAATCTGGTTATCACGATTATACATCTTTTGGTGGTATTCCGAACAATTCTGGTAGTGGTAAAACAGGTGATATAAAATTTACTACTGTTGGACACTCTAGTGCAGATACTTACACGATTATTATGCAAGTAAGAAAAGGTTATTAATGTCTACAAAGTTACAAGGTGATATAAAGGTTATTAATCAAAGATTAGATACTATTGAGAATAATCATCTTGCTCATTTACGTGAGGACATTAAATCTTTAAACCAAAAAATATGGGCGATAGTTGTATTAGCTATCGCTCAATTATGTTCATTAGTTTTAATTTTCGTATCGCAAACGATTTGAGGTAAATATGACAACATCAAGCTCTACCGATTTTGAATTAGCAGTTGATGATTATATAGAAGAAGCATATGAAAGATGTGGTTTAGAAATACGAACAGGTTACGATCTTAAAACAGCAAAAAGATCGTTGAATATTATGTTAGCAGAGTGGGCTAATCGTGGACTTAATCAATGGACAATCGAACAAAGAACACAAGCACTTACGGCAGATGATGTAGATTACAGTTTAGGCACAGATGTAATTGATATACTCTCTGTTGTTGTAAGAAGAAGTGGTACAGATTTTAATATGTCACGTATTAGTCGTGATACTTATTTATCCATACCAACAAAGACAACGACAGGCAGACCCACACAGTATTTTCTTGACAGACAAATAACACCTAATTTAAAAATATGGCCTGCTCCTGAAAACAGTACAGATGTCATACATTATGATGCTCTTACTAGGATACAAGATGCTGACACAATGCAAAACACTTTAGAGATACCATTTAGATTTTATCCTTGCTTAGCTGCTGGATTAGCCTATTACATATCTTTAAAACGTGCACCTGATAGAATACAGTTATTAAAAACTGCGTATGAAGAAGAATTTGACAGAGCTATGGCAGAAGATAGAGATAGATCATCTTTTACCATAACTCCTAGTTTGTCTTATTATAAGGTTGGATAATGCCAAAATATGCAAATGGAAGTAATGCTTTTGTAATTTCTGATCGTTCTGGTTTTAGGTATCGCACAAAAGATACTAGAAAAGAATGGAATGGATTACTTGTTGGTAAAGATGAATATGAAGAAAAACACCCACAACTTGATCCTAGACCTAAAAAACCAGATGCAGAAGCATTAAGAGATGCAAGACCTGAAAGATCAGAGCCAGCTATTGAAGTTTTGTTAGAACTTGATCCATTTAAAACAGGTAGTTCTGGAAGCAGTACAGTAACTGTAACAGAAAAAAGTCATGGCAGATCAGCATCAGATACAGTTAGATTTAGGAATGTAGTTTCTTTTGATGGTATAACAAAATCAGTAATGGAAAATTCATCTGGCTTTACTATTGCTAGTGTTGTTGATACAAATAATTACACCATAACAGTTTCAGATACTGCAACTGTAGGATCAATAAGAGGTGGTGGCAAGATTGCTTCAGCAGGCCCTGTCACATTGGAGGCTTAATGAGTTTTACATTAACAACATTAAAATCAACCATACAAGATTATTCTGAGAATACTGAAACAACTTTTGTTAATAACCTTAGAGAGTTTATAAGAGCAGCAGAAAACAGAATATTTAAATCT